TAGCGCAATCACAAATTAAAAATATTGTGGAAATGCTGCATGATTTAGAAGCTAGATATCGAACATTTGACCAACGACTTGATAAAGGTCATACTCAAATTGAAACGCAAGCACAAAAACTTGGAGTGCTTGCCAAGATGATGGACCCTTCTAATGAAGCAGCAAGGCACAGAGAAATGTCTAATATTATTACACGTATTGACAGGGCTGAAAAAGATATCTCAAAATTAATTACCATGCACAATGGCAAACATCCTAAAGTAGAATAAGTATGAAAGAAAAATTAATAATTGATGGAGCCATTGCAACACCAGCATTAACAATGCCGTGGTGGTTACATATTTTTGAAGAATGGGCGCAATTTGGTATAACAGTAGTAACACTTATTCTTGTTTGTAGCCGTTTGTATGTTTTATACAAAGATCATAAGGAGAAATAACATGCCTAAAGTTGCAGGAAAACATTATCCATATACAAAAGCTGGTTATGCAGCAGCTAAAAAAGCTAAAGAATCTCAAAAGAAAAAATCTAAAAAGAAATGACTATAAAGTATAGAAATGAAACTTTTTCGGGATATAATAAACCTAAACGTACACCCGGAAAATCTAAAAAATTTGCTGTGTTAGCAAAAGATGGCAATGATATTCGATTAATCCGTTTTGGTGATCCAAATATGACAATTAAAAAAGATCAACCGGCACGAAGAAAAAGTTTTAGGGCTAGACACAAATGTGATACAAATCCACCTGATAAACTTTCAGCCCGATACTGGAGTTGTAAAAAATGGTAAAACAAGGTTTGTACGCTAATATTAATAAACGTAAAAAATTAGGTATTTCTAGGCCAAAATCTAAAAGTACAATTAGCAAAGAAGCTTACTCAAACATGAAAGCCGGTTTCCCTAAGAAACGAAAGAAAAAATAATGCCTTCCTTTGGTGCAAAAAGCTTAGAAAGATTGGAAACTTGTGATCCCAATATTCAATTGGTTTTACAAGAAGCAATCAAACATTATGATTTTTCAATAGTTGAAGGTTATCGGTCTAAAGAAAAACAACAAGAGTGTTTTGAGTCTGGAGCCAGTAAAGTACAATACCCAAATTCAAAACATAATTCGTTTCCATCATTAGCTGTTGATATTGTTCCTTATCCCATTGACTGGGAGAATACTCATAAGTTTATAGAGTTATCAGAGGTAATCAAAGAAGCCTGTAAGACTGTTAACGTAAGTAACTTACATTGGGGATATGATTTATGGAAGTGGGACATGCCACATTGGGAGCTTAGGTAATGGCTTTTGGTTTAGATGATGCAATCGGCGCTGGTTTAAAAATTATAAATAAATTTATTCCCGATCCGCAAGAAAAAATTAAAGCGGAAAAAGAATTAAGAGATTCATTATTAGCCGCTGATTTAGCTCAATTAGAGGTAAATAAACAGGAAGCGGCGCATCGTTCCGTTTTTATAGCCGGTTGGCGACCATTTATTGGATGGACTTCTGGAACGGCATTTTGTATGCACTTTGTTGGATTACCTTTAATTCAAGTTGCTTCAATTTATTTAGATTTTGTACCACCAGTTATAGCTTTTGATATGGATAGTTTACTTACTGTCATGCTAGGTATGTTGGGATTAGGTGGTATGAGAACCTACGAAAAGATAAAGAAGGTATCAAAATAATGGCTTATCGTCAAATTATTAATAAAGTTTTGACTCGTTTACGAGAAGATACTATTACATCAGATTGGTCAGGGGCTATTTTGGATTCATCAGATATTGATGAATATCAAAAGTTAATTTCGGAACTTGTCAATGAATCTAAACATATTGTAGAAGATGCTTGGAATTGGAGTTGTTTACGAAGCATTCAAACTGTAACAACCAGCAATGGAACAGTAACATATACAATGTCCAATTTAAATGATAGGTCCAGAATTTTACAAGTTATTGATGATAGCAATGACGCTGTATTGACACAGATGAGTGATGAGTTGTTTTATCGCTACCAATATATTGGAACAACCCAAAATGGCTCTCCGATGTATTACCGTTTAACCAACAACAATCAAATTTCATTCTGGCCGACTCCAGATGCAGCTTATAATATTCGTATTCACGCTGTTCAACCTCAAGATGATTTAACAAATGCTACAGATACGCTAACAGTATCTGAATATGTGGTTATTTTAGGTGCGTACGCATTAGCTTTAAGTGAACGCGGAGAGGATGGGGGAACAGGTTCATCTCCAGCCTTAGCAAGTTTTCAGGGGGCATTAAATGATGCTATTGTTCAAGATGAAAATCGTTCAGTAAACGAGACAACTTGGTATGCCAGTTAAACAAGTTCAACCTGTTGTTTTAAAAAATCTGGGAAGTGCTGGATTAAATACACAATCTCCGGATAGCACTTTAGGACCAGAATTTTTAACTTTAGCTGATAATGTAGTATTTGATTATCAGGGCCGTATTGCATCTCGAAAGGGTATTAAACAAGTTTCTAAAACAGTTGCTAACCCAATTAAATCTATTGCTGGTTATATCAAACCAAATAGGACAAGAGAATATTATTTAAGTTCCGGAAGTAATATTTACAAATTAGATACCTCAGTTACCCCTTATAATTTAACTGTTCAATCTTTTTCCGGAACTCCCCAAACCATTACAAATTCAGATTGGCAGTGGGTGAACTTTAACGATGAATTATGGGGTGTTCAGAACTCTCATAAAGTAATTAACTTTGATGGAACATCGTGGTATGATATTGACGATTTAGGAGCATACGCCGCTCCATCTGGAATTACGACATTTGATCCCTCTTGTTCATTAGGAAACTTTGGACGTATGTGGTACGGCGGCGTAACCGAAGCTCCTGGCGTTGTATTCTATTCGGACAACTTAATCGGTGAAAAATTAACTGGCGGTGCCGCTGGTGTTATTGATTTAAAAAGTGTTTGGGGTAATGATGAAATTGTGGGTTTCTCCGCAATTATGAATCAGTTAATTATTTTTGGTAAACAAAATATTGTTATTTATAAAAATGCAGATGATCCTAATAATCTAGCTTTAGATGAAGTTATTCGTGGCGTAGGTTTAGCTGGTAGAGACAATATTTTATATGTCGGAACAGATGTCTTATTCTTAAGCTACGAAGGTTTAATGTCAATTAAACGTATTACCACAACTGACGGTAAATCTCCAATTGAAGATTTATCTTTTTCAGTTCGAAATGATTTAACAAGACTTTTAGCATCAGCTAATGTTGCTAATATTAAAAGCGTATATTTTCAAGAAGATGGTCTAGTTTTAACTTTTATTCCAGATGAAAATAAAGCATATGCTTTTGATTTTGCTTTACCAAGTCAGGCAAAGTTACCAAGGGTTACAACTTGGTCATTTTCTTCGTCTCCTATATGCGGATTAAGCACTCTTGATGGTAAATTATTTATGGGTTTAAGCAATTCTATTGCAGAATATTCGGATTATTACGATGTAAGTTTAGCTCTTGTAGGAGCAGATTGGGTTGCTACAAATTCTAATTATACATACACATTTCAAACTTCTTGGTTAGATTTAAATTTACCTCAGATTTCAAAAATTGTCAAATCCGGTTTATTTACAATTACGGGAGGTCGAGGGGCAACCTCTGAAGTTTCTATTTTTAAAGATTATGAAATTGGAACTCCATTTACTAAATCATTTACCTTAAGTACTACTGGAAATATTTATCTATACGGTAAATTAAATTCATTATACGGTGCTGCAAAATATGCTTCTCCAGAAGGTCCAAAAGAATATAAAGTTTCATTGGGTAGAACTGGTAAAACAATTAGAATTAAAATGGCTACAGAAGTCAACGGAAACTATTCAAGTTTAGTTAATACGATGTTATTGACCAAACAAGGTAAAATAAGATAAAATTGAGAGGAATTAATAATGGGTTTATTTGATTGGGTTTCATCTGGTGTTAATGCTCTTTTTGGATCAGGCACCACAACAACAGCAGGTGTATCTGATTTTGCAAAAGCCGCAGCACCAACTCTAATTGGTGGCGGGCTTGCTTATTTAGGCGCTCAAGAAACTGCTTCTGCAGCTAGGGATGCTGCTGCTGCACAAGCCGCTGGTTTACAAGCTGCTGCTGCTGATGCTGCTGCACAAGGAGTTCCTTACTCAGTGGGATCATTAGCTGGCACTGCACAATTTGATCCAGAAGCTAAAACAGCATTATTAAATTTATCTCCGGAACTTTCAAATATTTATGGGGGTTTGTTATCACGTTCTGGATTATTTGGTCAACAAGCTGGTGAATTAATTGGACTTGATCCATTTACGGCTGGAAATGTATTTTACCAAATGGGTGAATCATATAGACAACCGGAAAGAGAGCGTTTACGAACAGCATTAGAAACTCGTTTGTTAAGCCAGGGATTATTGGGCGCTACAAGTGGAGGATTACAAAAACAAGCATTAGAAACTGCAATTCTAGAAAGTCAAGCTAAACAACAAACAGAATCGTTTAGTCAAGCTCAGGCCCTAATTAATAGTCTACTTGGCCGTGAAAGTGCTGATATCAACCAAGCTCTACAATTAATTCAGACTCCAATAAGACAAGCTGAACTTGGTAGGGGTATTGCGGGACAGATTACAGCTGCTTATGCTCCAGCTTTGGAAGCACGTACAGCCGCGCTTACAGGTCTAAATAAAGCAGAAGCTATTTCCTCAACAGGAATGTCATTAAGTGCTATTGCAAATTCACTTCTTAATCCAAAATCTAAAACATAAGGATAATTGTTTATGGCCATAAGTGGTTTAA